TTATACGAACACTATGCTGGTATGTTTCCTAGTTTTGATATATTTTGTCAAGTAATGGACGCATGCACTGAAAACTATGAATGTCTAGTAATTCATAATAATGCAAAGAGTAATAAATTAGAAGATCAGGTTTTCTGGTATAAGGCTTCTCCACATCCAGATTTTAAAATAGGTGCTGAAGAGTTTTGGAAGGCACACAATAATAATTTCAGACCTAATACTTCTGGAGGACAATCACCAGAGGATGAAAACGAAGAAATATTAAATAGTAGTAGAAAACGAGGTCCTCTAATTAATGTAAAGAAGGGATTCTAGGCTTATACATTTTAAAACATTAGAAAAGACTCAAAATAACCTTACCAATTGTTTGTATTAATTTTTTCTAGTTTTCTTACCACCACCTACAGATGATGATGAACTTCTTTTACTCTTCTTTGTTCTTGGTAATGTTTTAACTGTAGATTCAAATTCTTCACGAGAATCTCTGAATTCATCCATGACACTAGCAACAAATCTTTCATAAGTTGGATTATTCATTCTTGCTCCTGGACCACCTTGGGTGTTTCTATTAGTATTATTAACCATTAAAAGTCTCCTACCTCTCCCTCTACTCTCTGCAAACGCCATTAAATTAGCCTTTGCTACTTCATCGAGTTTTTTATCTGCCTGTATTAATCTAACTCTTTTTCTTAAAGCTTTTTTTAAAGTCTGAATCTTATCAGCAGAATTAACTACTGCTAATTCATATTCATGAAGTTTTCTAGCAAGTTTAATATATGCTTCACTATATTTTGGAGTTACTGTATCACGAGCTTCTTTTTCTTTTCTTTGACGTGTTGCTTGCTTTGAAACAGTAGCAAAAGCATTATTGCCTCTTTCTTCTGGTTCTTCTTTCATAAGGAGGTCTGCTACTGATTCAGCTTCAAGATCACGTGTTACTTTTAATCGTTTTTGATATTTAGAAAGTTCTCTTTTTAATGTTTTAACTTCTTTTACCTTTTTTGTTGAGGTTAATTCTTCAAAGAATCTAGTTTCCCTTTCTAATTCTCCTAATAATCTTTCTAATTCAGCTTGATGAGATTTAGACATTTTTTATAATATAAGTTTAGAAATTAAACTAGATTACTGGTGAAATTTCCACGTTGTTTTAATACATCTTCGCCTTCGAATAAATCATTATATTTAGGTTCTATATCTGCAATTTCAGCATATACATCTCTTGGAACAAAACGATACTCTATTTGTCTATCAGCTTTCTTAGATTTTAAGAAAATATCCATGTAACCTATTGTCATCATAACAACACCTAGTGTAAAAAGAAATAATGTGAATGTTTTCATCTATAATATATATTCTTTTTTTTTATTCATCAATTTCTTCCTTAATAGTTTTTAAGTTACTATTTAGGTCAGAATCAAAAATATTAATATTTTCGGTAATATTTCCTTCTTTAGTCATATCAACCACACTAAATGGAACATTTTTATATTTAACATTAAATTCACGAGTTCTACTATTAAATTTATACATTTTATAAGACACAATAATATAGACAATTAAGCTTATAAATAAAAAAACAAATAAACTTCTCATTTAATTATAATTTAGATTTCTTTTACACTTCCGCCACCGCTACTTTCGCCGCTTGCTGGAGCTTCAGCAAATTTTGTTTTTACCCAAGGGTCGTCGCTTTCAATACTTTCTACTGCTTGTGCAACTTCTGCCTTATTATCTAAAGCACTAGATTCTTCTCCAGCTGCCTCTGCTTTCTTTCTAGCTTCTTCAGCGGCTAATTTTTCTCTTAATGCATCCTGCTGTTTTTCACGTTTCTGTTCTTCATAGAACAAATCTTTTCTTACTTCATTAGCTTTGTATTCTTTCATTAGAGTGTTGAGTTCTTCTTCTAAGTATTCTTCATTTGCTACCTTATCTGCACAAGGGTCCCATGGTAACCAGTAACCCATCTGTCCAACAAAAACGTGGAATGAGCGGTCTTTTGCCTGAAGTCTTTTAGCTCTTCGTTCAGCTTCGTTATAGGTATCAGATACACCACGAACCTTAACACCACGAACATGAGTCTGGAATTCACATTGTTTAGTAAATTCTTCATCTAGTTTCTCACCATGTTTGTATTTAAAATCATCATATTTTCCTTTAAAACCATCATATGATTTCTGAATATAGTTTCTCATTTCCTGCTTCATTGCTTCTACAAATTTTGTGTTAATTCCAGCATATTCATTCTTGACTGCTTCATCTGTTCCTTCTGGTGGTTTTAACTTCTGGTCAAGAGCAAATTCTACTTCTCCACAAATCTGAGTCATAAATCTATGATAAAGATAAAATTCTTTCTGCTTAAGAGTATCTTCTGGTGAAACGAAAGAAATACAGACATAGTTCTGTCCTGGAATTCTATCATCTACTTCAAGATAATCTTCTTCTCGTGTTGATATTGTATTTCTGCTTGTCATAGTTGATAATTCTATATATTAAAAAATGCTTTAAGTGATTTATTTTCTATTAATATTACAAATATGACATTGAATCATCGCGAAGTTTTTAGAAGATTTGTTAAATATTTAATTTTAACACTCTTAGTTGCTTATTCATGTAAAATGGTAATAAAATCTAAGGTTTCATCATTAGAAGCATTCTATGTTGGTATTGTAGCATCAACAGTATTTGCAGTATTAGACATGGTTAGTCCTACAATTTATATAAAAACATAATTAGGCACCTAGTTCTAATTCTTCTAAATTATTAGAAAATGATATACTAGTAGAGTCTCCACGTTTAGTTTTCTTTTCAAAAAATATTTTCTTTCTAGTATCTTTATGAATAAACATTTTAATTAGGTTATAACATATTTTAAAAAACCCAGGAATATTTGTAATTATAATTTTTTCTACACAATCAGGATATTTATCTTCAAAGAATGGAATCATGTTTTTGAAAAAAGAAACATCCATATTTTTAATATAAGTGCTTTTTAGGTCACAAAAAATTACAATTTCTTTCTTATTATAGAGCTTCTGAGAGCATTCTATACAACTAGCCATAATTTTATCTATATATTCTTTAAAATCATCATAGTTAGAGTCTTTTCTTTTTGTGAATTTTCCAGCAAAAATACTGAAAACTACACATTGATTATTATCGTTTTTTTGAGTACTAATAATTTGTGAGAAATCCATAATATTTATTTATTATTTACTAGATAAAAAAAAATAAAAATTTAAACACTAGGAATATATTGCCATCGTAAATAATTGCAAATCTCTTTCCAAATTTGATCTTGTTGATGTAGTTTTTCTCTACTCTTTAATAATATAAAACACTCAGTAAATTCATCTAACTCTAGTAATTGAACAAATTTATGAAGAACATAACTATAACTTAAAAAGTTTTTTCTACTTTTAGGACAGAACTTATGAAATGGAATTTGAATCTCTTTAAACATTCTACGCAATTCTTCTTCTGTTTCCCTAGATATTGTAGGAGGAGGTTCTCCATTTAACCGATTTATAATATGTGGAACATGTTCATAATATTTATTTTTCTTTAATTTCTTTAATATTTCTCTTAATTTATGAGGTGTTAGTGTTTTCATATCTTCTATTCTTTCTTTCTTTAATTCAGAAATTATTTGATTATAGACATCTTGGGGAATATCAGTAGATTCTTTAGCTTGAAATTGTGCTAGCCATTCATTAAAGTGATTAATACGTTTATATGCAAAATAACTAATTTCTCTAGGAGGTTCTTTATAGGATGGTTTATCTGAATCAATTAAGATAAAAGATTCATCACCACAACCATTACATATCATTTTACCTTCAGACATATATAGTGTTTTTTCTATACCACATTGGTCACAGAAATCCAAATTTTTAGTTTTCTCAATATTAAGATTATCGAAATTTTCATCAGTCAATAATAAGTAATCTTCATACATTTTAGCTTTTGATTTATAATTTGATTCTTTAGTGTCAGTAGATTCTGATTTATCTTCTTCCACTTTATTTTTATCATTAGATTCGGATTTTGATTCTTTTTTTACAGAAGCATTACTAAAATATTCCATAACAGATTTTTCAGCTATTTTTTTCCTAAAGTTATTTACTGTAGATTTTTTAGGAGGAGGAGCGTTATTTACACTATTATCTGCATAATTAAATAAGATATTTCCTGTATCTAATAAATAGTCTATTTCTTCCCTATTAGATTCTATTTCAGATATTTCTCTTTTTAATTCGTTTATATCATCTAGTAATTTCATTTTTTTATCAATATCATATTCATCATTGTCTCGTCCAGTATAATTTTCACTAAATCTTTTTTCTAGAACTTCTAAATCACGTTTTCTCATTTCTAAATTCTTTTTTTTTTCTTGAAAATAATTTACTTTTGATTCATGTTTAGCATGAAGGGTAACTCTTGTATCTGCTACAAGTTTTTTCCTATTTTTTGTCTTAAACGACATACTCAGCCTTAAGTATAGAAAAATCTTTAAAAAAATCTTTAAGTATAAAACTTAAAGAATATAATATTCTTTTATTATATATATTAAAAATGGGAGGAGGACTAATTCAACTTGTCGCATATGGTTCCCAGGATATGTACATCACTGGTAATCCACAGATAACATTTTTTAAGAGCGTTTATAGAAGACATACAAACTTTGCCATAGAGTCAATTAAAACTATTTTTAATGGAACTACTAATTTCGGTCAAGAAATTCATGCTAAGGTAGATAAGAGTGGTGATTTAATACACAAAATGTATCTTCAAATAAGAATTCCTGCTATAGAATTAAAAACTAGCAGTTCATCAGAATATATAGCATTCAGATGGTTAAATTGGTTAGGTCATATTTTAGTAGATGATGTAGAACTTAGTATTGGTGGTCAAAAAATTGATAGACATACAGGTGATTGGTTTCATATTTGGAATGAATTAACACAAAATGCAGAACAAGGTCCAGCTTATGCAGAAATGGTTGGTAATGTTCCTAAATTAACACAGGTTCAAAGTTGTAATACTACAAATAGCACAACCACTGATGCATACACTCTATACATTCCATTACAGTTCTGGTTTAATAGAAACCCAGGATTAGCACTTCCACTTATTGCTCTTCAACATCACGATATTGTATTGAAGGTTCAATTAAGAAGTTTAGAAAATTGTATTTGGGCTAGTAAGCAAAGTGGAAGCAACTATAATAATGCAGTAGGACAGGATATTTTCACGACAAAACCAGCATTAGAAAGTGTAAATTTATACACAGATTACATCTTTTTAGATACAGCAGAAAGAAGACGTTTTTCACAAGTTCAACACGAATATTTAATAGAACAAGTGCAAATTAAAAATGTCACAATTCAGGCTGGAGATACATCACCTAGCACTAAATTTACTTTTAATCACCCAGTAAAAGAAATGATTTGGACAATTCAACCTATTGAATATCGTGATTCAAGTAGGACACAAAATAAAGGTGGAAGACAATACTTTAACTTTACTGATTCATGGGATTATAGTGGTTTTACAGGAACTCCAGAAGGTTATTATGGTCCAGGTATGGCAGGAGGAAGAGGAAATCAAAACTTCTTCCACGGAATTCCATCAATAAAACTTTATGGTGATCTTAATAGTAGTAATAATTGGAACACTACAAGTTCATCAATAACAGATTCAACAACTGCTGGTTATTCTTATATAAGTAATTATACAGCTAGCGGTGGAACTAATTTATATAGCAATAGAACATTTGAACATTTATTAGGTCCCGCATTAGCACAACCAACTACAGGAAATTCAACTGGATTATTGAGTGCAACAAGTAATCAAATGAGTATTAATGATTCAGGTAAAAATCCAGTAGTACAAGGAAAACTTGTATTAAATGGTAATGATAGATTTACAATTAGAGAAGGTTTCTACTTTAATGTAGTCCAACCTTATCAACATCACACTGGTTCTCCTGCTCCAGGAATTAATGTCTATAGTTTTTCAATTAAACCAGAAGACTATCAACCTAGTGGAACTTGTAACTTCTCTAGAATAGATAATAGCACACTTGATTTAACACTTACAAGTGCTACAACATTAAATCGTGCTGCTGAATTAACTATGTATGGCGTAAATTATAATATATTAAGAATTATGAGTGGTATGGGTGGTTTAGCCTATTCTAATTAATTTTCTTTTATTTTTCTTTTATTATTAATAAAATGTTTGTAATAATTATCAAATGGATTGCACAATATGCTTAAACCCTATGAATGCAAATGATAATGATTCTGATAGTATAAACAAAGTTTTCACCTTGAAAAGTTGTAATCATCAGTATCATTATGGATGCATACATCAGTGGCTTCAAAGAAATTCAACTTGCCCAATTTGTAGAAGTTATGTTCATCAAATATTACCTTGTCAGTTTATTAAAAATAAGATGTTTCCAAGTCTAGGAGCTAAACGTGGTTATTTTAGAATAGAAGGAGATTCAATAAAGTTTTTTGAAAATGATATACAATTCACACAAATTCCTTTTAGTAAAATATTTAGAATATCACTTCTTAATCAATCTGTTTTATTTGATGTAAGAAGAGAAGGCGTTAAACCTAAATTATTACAATATAGATTTCAAAATGGAAATGTATCATTAAAAATCTTTAACTATTTAATGGAAAGATTTAATGATATATATTTTAATACCTTAAGAAATAATCAATAATTATATACTAATGATGAATATTTATAGTATTCCCAATACACCATTTTTAGAACATGTAGTCCAACATCTTATCCCATTTGAAAGTTGTGATTTTAAAGGATTTCTTAGTTATCGTCTAGTATCTAGAAAATTTAATGAATATTTCACAAATTGTAGAATATTTAAACAATTAAATAAAAAATTTGGACTAGTTCATAAAGAGTCATTTTATGATTCTAGAGCTGAATACTGGGCTACTATATTTAGGGTGTATATAAAATATTATAATACCAAATTTCCTACAAATTTAGTGCAAGTATTTAATGGTATTCAGGGAATTTATGAATTACCAGTTCTTCATTGTGTAGATTGGTGGGTTTTATCTAGATTTTATTCTTGTCATAATATGACTGACCGCCAAGTTAAAAAGAGAGACCCTTGGAATAAATTAAAACGTAAAATGAAATATCCTATTATGAGAGGTGTTGATACTGGAGGAAGGCATTTTATTGCTTTTAAATATTATAACTATACCTTAAAATGTCATCATTTAGAAATCCTTTATCGTGATTTTATTAAAGTTAATAGAGCACAATGGACATTCATAGGAGAACATAATTTTACATTTATAGGAGGTATAGGTTTAGAAAATAATATATACAGAAGCATAATGTATCTAAATTATGACTTTTTAGATTACATATTAAAAAACAAAAAAATGTTTTTAGCAAATAAGATAGATACACTATCTCATCCTGTTAAGGCTAGATATCCTATTAAACCAATGCATAACGATTATTGGTCAGATGATGATTCAGAAGAAGAATTTGATTCAGATATGACATTAAATAAAATTACAGAAAATAGTTATATGCTATCATTGGACTATTAATTTTATTAATACTATTAATTTTATTAATACTATTATTTTAGTTCTTGATGTGTATCAGTTTTTACAATATCTCTAATAAATTTAGGGAATTTTTTGTTTATAGTATTAAGGTTATTTCCTGTAAAAAGTCCTACTAGTTTAAAATGAATATTGTCTTCATAATAAAGCATTATTGTATTATCATATTTAGATAAATTGCACATTGTTGGATATATTGCTGGTGAATCACTCCTAAATATAATAAAATTACATTCTAGAGCTTCTCCTAGTAATTGTAAAATTATCATATCTCCCCAAAAATTATTACCACCAATCATGATTTCTATTTGTAAATCAGAGGGATTATTAATCTCATGTGGATTCCAATCTCCATTAAAATCAAATGAATCTGCCTCTAGTCTATAACTTTCAATAATTACTGGAAAGTTATCATCTGTTACTCCATTAGCTGCAAGTTCCCTTAATGATTCAACTGAATAAAGTGTATCTACATTTCCTGCTTTTAAATGCTCAAAATTAAAAGCTTCAGCAATACTATGAAAGAGACAATCTCCACTACTTCCACATTCAATTATTCCTAGTTTTACAAAGTTTTTTCCTAATCTTTCTTCCCAAGTGTCTGTGAATGCTGTATAACCATATTCTTCGAATTTTTTTAACCAATTTCTATGATTTACTATTTTTTCTATATATCTAAATTTACGATTCTCCTGATCATAAATGATATTCTCTGTAAAATATACTAAATCCATACTTATATTACTAAATACCAGGATTCTTTATATTTTTTTATCCATTTATATTAATTATTAAGATGATTTCTGACTCATTACGACAAGGATTATTTTTTGGATTTAATAGTGGAATTATTACATCACTTGGTGTTTTAGCTGGACTTTCTGGAGTAGTAAATTCTCCTAAAATTATTATAGTTACATTAATGTCATTGGCATTAAGCGATGGTTTATCAGAAGCATATTCTCTTTATTTTTCAATAAAATCTAAGAAAGAAACTAATGATGATACAAAAGCTGTTAATGCATTAAAAGGAGTAGTTTTATCAAAAATAGCAGTAACACTTTCCTTTTTGTTACCCCTACTTTTTGTAAAAGACTTAAAAATGTATAAAAATATGTCTTTTCCTATAATTTGGGGTGCAGTTTTACTATTATTTATTGATTTCAATCTTATAAAAGATAAAGATGAACAAATACAAAAATATTTAATACCACAAGTTGGTATAATACTTTTACTTATACTTTTTGGTAAAATATTTAAAAATTAATTTAATAATTTCTTATTTCTTCAATACTACGCCATTGAACACTTGGTGGTCCAGTTGGAACTCCTTTAACTTTTTCAATGTTGTTCATTATTGGTTCATTAGTTGGACTTGGAAGACTCTCACTTGGGTCTAAAGGTTCTGGAATGCATGGACGATGATTATCTCTAACATTGTTTCTAGTATCAATTTCATAGTCAAATGGAATTAATACTCTTTCTTGTGGGTCTTGACATAACCATTCCCATCTGTTCCATCCTGTGCCTCTAAGTGTGCATGGTGGATTGCTGAGTCTTGTATCTTCTGTTGTAAGATTTTGACATTCAGTTAAATGAAGCATATCAGATGGATTTTCAATGTTTCCAGCATTATTAAATTTTGGATTGAATTTCTTTTCACTACAATTACTCTGTGATCTTGTGATGTTCATTAATTCTGAATCTGTATCAATCATATTCATTCTAGTATTTAAACTAACACCATTTTTCTGAAGACGAAATCTTGGGTCTTTGTTGAAACATGGTTCGCAGGAAACATGTGGTGAAGCTAACTGGTATTCACCTGGTCCTGTTGATTCCTCTAATACTTGTTTGTATGAGCAAGTGTCATATTTTAATTTATTAAAACTCATTTATATAAATAGGTAATAGAAAAAAATATTACAGTTTTATTATTTACTACTATTTGATGCTCGCTTACCACCTCCAATTTTTTGTTCTAAATTACTTTGTATTTTAGATTCAACAGAATTACCACCTGAAGCATTTACAATAGCAGGTTCTCTTTCAGAATCTGAACTGTCACTTCCAACTACTTTATTTAAAACCTTTTCTTTAACTGTATTTTCTAAATCAATTCCTGTAACTTTTTTAAATCCACTAGATGCTATAGTTAATGGCATTGTTGCTAATTTAAACATTGTTCCAACAAATCCTCCTGCTAAGAAACTTTTACTATTAGATTTACTAGATTCATTGATATTATTATTAAATTCAGAATTAAAATTATTTAAATTACTATTGCTTATATCAGAGGAACTACACAAATTTTGAATATGAACGTAACTTGCACTATCTTTGTTTTTTAAATTTTCACCTCTTTTTGTGCTTCTACATAAGTTTTGAATCATAATATTTTTCACAGATTCAGGATTTCCACCCCTTTGATTATTTCTATTTTTTTTAGAATTAGATATTCTCTTCCTTTTTTTTGAATTAACATCTCGTGCTCGCTTTACTACACGTTGTCTCTTCTTTGTATTTTTTACCCTATTTTGTGGCATTATTAAAATAATAGTAGATAATTATTCTAATATACAAAAAAAATAATTAATGTCAAAAATTAATTTTTATCGCATCTATTTGGCTGACGTACTGGACAATCAGGGAAATCTAATGCCTTTGGTAATGGTGTTGGTTTGTATCTAAACATATTGCATGATGGTAAATGAACTAATTCAGTATCAACTTCTCTTGGTCTATCACATCCAGGACCATCAATAACAATATCTTCTGGCTGGCAAGATAAGCAATCGCTAGTTGCACATTTTGTTCTATATTTTCTGCTAGGACAAAGTGAAGCTTTTCTAGTTACACCTTTTAAATCGGATTCAACATCGATAATGTTTCCTTTTGTTAAACTAACATTGTTTCCTCCTACAATTCCTAATTCAATTCTGCATTTCTTAACATTTTCGTGAGCTAATGGGTTAAGCATGTAAGCTAATGTTCCTGTGCTTTCAGCAACTCTTACGTCATATTCACATTGGTCGTAAATTAATCTATTTGAACTCATAATATAAATATAAACAATATTTTTTATTTATTAATCGTAATTAATTATTAATCGTAATTAATTATTACTCCTAATTAATTATTCTATTAAATTTTCATCATCTACTGCTAATCTATCTTTTAATCTTTTATAATGTATTTTCTGTCCTATTTGAAATGTTGATAATAATAATGACATACCATTTCCATAAAACATAGATGGACTATTGTCAATATAACCAAATGTTGTATACATAACTTCTCCTATAAACCAGAAAAAAAATAATACATATGATAAATCTTCTGCACTTTTAACCTTATATGTATAAACAATCTGTGATAATTGTGCTGTAAAAAATATAGCATTCCCTATCCAACCAAAATATTCTTGCTGACTAATTGGAACCATTTTATTTAATTAACTAATAATTTACTTAAATAAAAATAGATAATAGTTTAAATGGGTTTAGATATAGTTACTAATATTTCATTAAAAGGCACTGATAAAGAAATAGACAGTTTTATTAATGACTATTTATTTGTTTCAAGCGAACAAACATTAATTTGGGATTGTGAAACCTTTCTTAATGAAAAATATCCTAATATAATGAAATCATTTGATAAATCAATTAATGCTACAGGTGGTAGGGTTAAAATTTTCAAAGAAAAAGACTCAATTACTTTAACTAGTAAATATGGATATTGTGAAGAAATGCTAAAAATTATTTCTAATTACTATAAAGAATTAATAATTAATGTCGAATATTTCGATGAAACACTAGAATTATGGTATGGTATTATGGTATTAAAAGGTGGAGAAGTATATAATGATGAATATGTTAGTATAGCTAAAGTAGAGGATTCTATTATTAAAAATATTGAAAAAGAAGTTCCTGTAATAAAAAATCATTTATGTCTTTTAGGAAATAGGGAAGAAATAGATAAAATATTAAAAAACATACTAGTTATACTAAGTGATATCAACTTTGTTAATTTATCTATTGATGATAATAGTGTTTTATTTGATACTAAAAATAAGTCTGCACTTGATAAAATACTAGATAAATGTAATAATGAATTTAAAGATATTATAGTTACTTTTAATTTTACAGAAAAAAATAATAAGTATTATGGTTTTAATACAATAGTAAGAGGAGACAGAATACTAATTGAATTTATAGGATTTAAATTTAATAAGAGAGGTTATGTGGAATCAACACTCTCTATAAATGAGGATGATTATTTGTCTAATAATTAGAGACATTTATGAACATATGCTTTCTTAGATTTAATGTAATCTTTATGTTCTTGTAAATCTTTGCTACGCTGGAGATAATCTAAATCTTTTACAATTTGTCTAGTTGGTGCACCTCCTCTTACCCATGATTCATCATTTACTTCTTCAACTAAATTCATTGGATTTTGAATGTTATCAGCTAAATTTTTAACTAATGGAGTAACATGATTATTGTAAGTTCTCTCTTGTTGGTCTTCTAATGAAACCCAATGGTCTCTCTGACGTAATTCTCCACCAGTTACAACCTGTCCTTCAACTTCTGGGTCAGCTGAACCTCTTCCCATAAATGGAACAGTGGCATATGGTCTTTTCTGAAGTAAAATACTACATTTTGGGCGACTTTTTACATCTCCTATACGAATTTTAGAGTGATCATTTATAACATTTCCTGATGGTCCATAACCATCTTTTAAGACTACACCTTTATTGTTATTAGCCTTATTTAAAACATTTACAAGTGATTTATCACAACTGTAAAAATTACTTACCATGTAATCGCAAGCTTCAACACTCTGATGCTGTCTTTCAGACTGAAGACATTGGTCATCAACTAAACTAGTTTGATTATGGATTCTTAAATCTCCTTTTAAGTCACCACAATTGTTTGTTGGATTAATTGAAGAGTTGTATTCACTATGTAAAACTTTTGGATTTTCTTTAACGTTCATATATAATACTATAAATATAATTTTTTGACTAAAAAAAAAATTAAAGATTAAAATCGCTATACCTTGTATCTATTTTATCTATATTTTTATTGTCTATACCACAAGTTTTAGCTTGACGATATAACACTTCATTACCAGCACTACAGGAATCAGGTGTAGAATATAACCATTTTGCATATAAGTCTTGGTCATTAGGTACTTTACTATTAGGCATAGTATAAAACTGCCTACTACTAAAATCTGAATTATAAACTAAATCTTGGTCCATAAAATACTTATCGTGATAGATATCATTTACCTTTTCATTAATTTCTGGTGTATATTTACATGCTTCTTTTTTCTCTGCAAAATTGTCTGTAAGAAGTGTATTCATAAAAGGATTATCTGGTGTAGGTTCTTGACAAGGAGAATCATTTTTTAAATAACTATCATTTTCATCTACTACATTTCTATTTGAGTGGTCTCTTTTTAACTCACATCTACTTGTAAATTTTTCTACATTATTTTGATAAAAAAAGTAAATTATACCTGCTACAGATACTGCTAAATAAAGATATCTATAATCACCTTTTATAAGAGTAAGTGCAATACTAAGATAAGCGGCAAATCTTACAGTAGCATTTAATCTTTCTATTGTAGTTCCTTTATTTGGAATAAAATTTTTAAGGTATCGTGTATCTATTAATATTTCTGGTTTATTAATGAATATGTCACTTTCCGTGTTGTTGTTCATATACTATAGTATTATTAGAGATTATTTATTGGCGTTTTTTCGCTTTTCCTCTAATTTCTTCCTTAATCTATCTCTAACTGGATTATTGCTGGGGTCATGTGGTGCTACACTACCCCCACCTGCATTAGCTGCCTGTCCTGCTCTTTGTAAGAGAGAATCAAACATACTATTTCCACCGCCTCCCTGGAGACTAGACATCATCTGTGTTGCTTCATTAATAAGTTGTGATTGGTCTATTCCTTCTGCTGATACTTTGTCTTGAATCTTTTTACCTACTGTTTGAAGTAAATTCATAAACTTCATAGGATTATCTCCTGAAATAAGATTACTAAACATCTGGTCTGCTGAAGTATTTTCATCAATATTTAATCCTAGACTTTCAACATTAATCTCTTCTGATAATTCCTGAGCTAATTTACCAATAACACCATTTTCAAACATTTCTGGTGAAAGTGGTTCAGAGTTTGTATTGCGATTTTGTTCTGAAATATTCTTTAACATATCTAATAATTCTCTATCTTCATCTGTTTCTAACTCAGATTCTGGAACATTGTCTAAATCATTATTCTGTAACCTTTGGAAATTTTTTACCAAGTTTTTAACTCTTTCACTATCACTAATAATTGATTCTCCTAAAACATAGAGAGTTTGAAGATACTCCCAAATTTTTTCCTTATTATTATCAGTAAGAATATCACTTGCAAATATTTTCTCGAAATCGACATTCTTTAATACACATAATTCACCATCAAACATTGATGTGTCTTTATTTGAAATCTGAACTTTGAAATCCTTAAGTTTTCTCATAAAACGCTTAACGTATTTATCATCGTTGCAAGTATCGCTCTCTAGTAATTCCTTGTAATAGTCATCAATTATTTCGTTAAACTCTGGGAAAATAGTTCTTATTTCACTTACAAACATTTTCATGTATTCATTAAAATATTCAATATTAGTTTTACTACTATTAGTTTCAGTCATAATGATAATTTTAAATTATGGTAATTCTTTAAATGGATAGAATTATAAAAAATAAAAAATATTAATTAGATTTATTTGTCATTACAACAATTTGTTCTGTTAATGCTAGGAGACTATTTACATATTCCCAAATTTTATCTTTATTATTATCTGATAATGTGCTCCAATAATCCTTTAATTTGCTAATAATTGGAACATTTTCTGAATCTTCAGTAAATTCAGTATTATCTTTTTCTAAGAAGAAGCGCTCATCTCTATTTTTAATGTAATCTCTATACATTAATAATTGTGGCGATACTAAATCAAATAGTTTGCGTTTAGTGGTTCTTTCTATTAATTTTATTGTATTAAGACATACTTTAAAATCAATATCTTTGGGAAAAACTTCGATAAGTTCCTCATTAAATTTAATAGCTAGAGTATTGTATGCCGTGTAGAGAACGTTGTTCATTATTATAAATAAAAGACAAAATTTTTTTAAGTATTTTTCTTATTTAATTTCTCTGTATCCCAGTTAATTCTCTCTCGCGCTGAGCTGAAAGTTGTTCAAAACTACTAGTTGTATCATTTTTTTGTGTTTCTCCTGGTGTTTCTATGCCTGTGCTTCCACCTGTTAAATCATCATCAATGTAAGAAAACATACTATTTTTTGACTCTAAATTAGAATCATCTAAGTTTGAATAATAAGATGAAAATCCATTGCCTGAATCAAAATATGCACCTAATTCATCTTGAACTTCCTGCTCTATTTTCTTAGGAGTTAAATATTCCTCAATACTCTCATCAACTAAAACTTGCTTATCTTTTACTAAAAATATTGTTGGAACAACTTTTAAAAAACTAGGAAGTTGTATATTTCTATCATCTACACAAATAAATATGAAATTATTGTCACGATTTTGATCTGAAATCATTTTCAACACTCTTTTAGAGTAATCATCTCTATTACTATAAAAAACTATATCTTTCTGTTTTTGTCCAGACATTTATTTTTTTATTTTCTAGAATATAATTTTTATTTTATTTTAACACACTTAAAATTGATTATAATAAAATAATCTATAATATAATAATAATAATATGGCACAAACATTTATAGTTACTAATAAAGATGACCAATTTCTTCTCAATTTCACACTAGAAAATTCGTGTAGTAGTTTCGCTAATAGTCTTAGAAGAACAATAATTAGTGGTGTAGATACAGCTGGATTTGATACTGAAGATTATGAAACATCTAGTATTAGAGTAATTGAAAACACTTGTTCTCTTCATAATGAATTTTTGTTGCATCGTATTGGAATGATTCCAATTAATGTTATTAACACAAAAGCATTTGATACATCTAAATTTAAATTCATATTGAATGTGCAGAATACTGGAAATGTTATTATGGATGTTACAACCGCTGATTTTGAGGTAGTAAATACTGAAACAGGAAAAAAAGAAGATACACTTAAATTCTTTCCACCAAATAGTATTACAGGCGAAAACATTTT